GATTAAGTGTAGAGAGATTGATGAATATATCGAATATACCGAAAAACACCCAAAGTGGATAAACAAAGAAAGGAAATTATTGATAAAAAATATCGTCAAGCCGACATTACGGCGAGATGATATTTTTTTTGATGAAAAAACATATCAAAATTGCATCAAATATTGTGAGAAATATTACTATCCTCTGTTTCCATATGAGAAGTTTATTTATGCATTTGCGTTCATGTATAAGGATGACGAGCCGCTTTTTCCTAAATTTTTCATAATGATGGGGCGGGGGAATGGAAAAGATGGATTCATTATACCGTTGGTAAACTTTTTTCAGACACCATTGTACGGAATTAAAAATTATCATATAGAGCTTGTGGCAAATTCTGAGCAGCAAATTAAAGATACATATAAAGTTGCCTATGATGCTATGAAAATTCCCACAATGAGGGGAAAATTCAAAGTCACAAAGGAACTGTTGACTAATATAGCCACAGGCTCAGAAATGCGGTTTAACACATCGAACGCCAAGACAAAAGACGGTAAGCGTCCAGGGTGTCTTGTGTTAAATGAGATTCATGCTTATGAAGATTATGAGCAAATCAATGTATTTGAATCAGCATTTGGGAAAGTAAAGCATCCAAGAGAGTTCATCATTACAACAAACGGGTATTTTCGGGATGGCCCGTTAGATGAAATACAGACATTGATGAATAAAATTTTGGAAACGGGAGAAAACCCGTTGGGATATTTCCCGTTTATATGCAAATTAGATGATATAAAGGAAATAGATAACAGGGATGCATGGCACAAAGCAAACCCATCTATGGAATATCTCCCGGTACTGGCGAAGGAGATAGAAAAAGATTATTTGGAAATGTTGGAGCTTCCAAGTAAAAAACCGGAATTTCTGACAAAGAGATTGAATCTGCCGGCAAGGAATGAAGAGGAGACTATAACATCGTGGGATAATATTTTGCGGTGCTGTTATGAGGATATTAAAAGAAAAACGCCGAGAAGTACACCTGACACAAGGGGGAAGTTAGCGATATTGTCGATTGATTATGCTGACGTGCGGGATTTTGCATCTGCAGGGGTGCTGACGGAGGGAAGCGGGGAATATATTTGGAGACAGCACACATGGATATGCAAGGAATCTCCGTTTCTGGATTCAATCAAGTTTCCGATCCAAAAGATAGGACTGCCAGAATTTGAAGATTTTGAGGTTGTGCAAGCTCCGGTAATTCCCATAGAGGATATTGTTCAATGGTGCCTAAGACAGATGCAGGAATATTATGTACAGAAAATAACAATGGACACATACCGTTGGACATTGTTTAAAAATACATTTGAGCAATACGGAATCTTGCCGGAATCGAAAGACAATCCATTGGGACTTCTGCGTCTGATCCGGAGGATAGGGTCTGTATGTGGAATCATAGCGCCGGAACTGGAAAGCCTATATTCGGAAGGGCGGATTAATTACGGGGCATCATCCATTATGAGATGGTATACAAATAATACACAGGTAAGCATGGATAAGTATGGAAATAAAAGTTTCGGGAAAATAGAGCCAAAGCTGCGGAAAAATGATGGATTTATGGCATTTGTGGCGGCAATGTTCAGCAAGGATTTGCTGAAAGAGATGGTGACATATATATAATCTGGGGATTAAGATGAAATATAGCGCATGGCGGAAAAAATATGGCAAGTAGCTATAAAAAAAATAAAAGACCCGTAAACGTAGGACAAAAAAGTGTGCTATTATAGTATCATCAAATAATTTGCAAAGAAGGCAGCAGTCAGAAATGGCGGGCTGCCTTCTTTATACCGGGGTGGTAATTATGTTTGATTTTCTATTCAAATCGAAAACGGAAAAAATTCAGTCATATATAGACATCGTTATGGCAGACGCGGCAAAGCTGCAGGTTTCGAAGTTTGCGATCGAGAAAAGCATCGGGATGATTGCAAAAGCCATTGCTAAGAGTGAATTTGTATTCCAGACGCATGAGGGCAGGGTAAAGAATGAAAGTTATTATAAATTTAACATCCAGCCAAACGATAATGAAACTGCAACAGATTTTTGGTATACAGCTGTAAGGAAGCTTTTGTATGAGGAAGAATGCATGATATGCCAACTGTCGGGGAAATATTTTATCGTAGATGCGTATACGAGCGATAATATGGTCCTCATGCCGGAGACATTCAGTAATATCAGCATTAGGTGCAACGGTCAGATATTTCGGGTATACAAAAACATCGGCGCAGAGGATATGATATGCCTTAGAAATGCTAATGGCAAAATTATGAGTTACTTGAAAAATGTAGTAAACCTCTACGATAAAACCTTAAGTGCCATGAATGAAATGAAGCGGATTGCAAGCCTGCCTAAATTTTCATGGAATGTTGACGCGCAGATTCGTTTAGTAGAACAAAATGAAGATGGTACTCAAAATCCGGTAACGAGGGAGGCGTACAAGCAAAAGCTGAAAGAAATAATTGAAAAAGACGGAATTACCATTATACAGCAAAGCATGGGAAATACTTTAGAGCAGTTAAAGATGGAATCAAACTGCACATCAGAAGATATTAATAAAATGACCAAGGAAATTTTCAGCGCATGTTGCATGGCATTTGACATCCCGGAATTAGTATTTTGCGGAAATATAACAGAAAAGTCAGATGCAACAAACGAGTTTATTACTTACGCCGTGTCACCAGTAGCAGAGATAATCAATGATGCATTGAACGCGAAAGCCGTAGGGAAAAAGGACTATCTAAAAGGTGAAAGGATTTGGGTGGATTTGTCGCGATTCAAGCATCAGGATATTTTGGACAGCGCTACAAGTCTTGATAAGCTTCGGAGTATCGGGTTCAACTTTGACGAAATCCGCCAGATGGTCGGATATGAGGCGCTGAATACAGAATTTAGTCAGGAGAGGGTGATTACAAAGAATTATACAAACGACTTAGGGGGTGATGGAAGCGATGCAAAGAGATAGGCCAGAGGGCTGAACTGCAGATGCAAAAGAAGAATAGCAAGGAGATGGAAAAGTGAAAACAAAATATTACGCATTGAATGTATCGGATGATGAGGCAGATTTGTATATTTTTGGCGATATTACATCATATCCATGGGATGAGAAGGACAAAGATGCATATAGCATCGTGAAGGAATTAGAGGAAATAACCGCGCAAAAAATAAATGTGCATATTAATTCCTATGGCGGTTCCGTATCGGAAGGTTTGGCAATTTATAATACGCTTAAAAATAACAAGGCAAAGGTAGTGACATTTTGTGATGGGTTTGCCTGCTCCGCTGCTTCTGTAGTATTCATGGCAGGGGATGAGAGAATAATGAATAACGCGTCGCTTCTCATGATCCATAATCCATGGACTTACGAAAGAGGAAATGCAAAAGCATTACGGAAAAAGGCGGACGATCTGGAAAAGATTGCAGAGGCATCAGTTAACGCCTATATGTACCGGGTAAATATTACAGAGGATGAGGTCAGATGCCTTTTAGATGAGGAGACTTGGCTGACCGCCAATGAAGCACTTGAAAAAGGATTTGCGACCGAAATAATGGAACATGAAAAGGAAGATGTCAATCAATCTGCTTTTGCGGCAATACGGGAAAAAATATTAAGTATACCCGGTGAATTGGCCGAGGTAGAATTTAAGATGGATGTCGTCACTAATGAGATAGCAGAGAAGGTAATAGGGCGGTTGCAGCCATTTTTAAAAGAACAGACCATAGGTCAGGAAGACAGCACTGGATTCAGTGCTTTTTTTAATAACAAAAAAGGAGAATAAAAAATGAAAATGGATGGGAAAGACACGGAATTACAGGAAAAGGTTGTGAAAATACTGAACGAAGCTGAGGATAAGGGAACGGCAATCTATGAGGCGGCGGAAATGATTGTAGCCGAAAAGAACAAGAAGCTAATTGAGGAGATAAAAGAACAGAGCCGGAGGGCAGAGGCGGATGAGGACTACAGAAGGAAGCTAAATTTACATTGCTTATCGAAGGAAGAGGAAGAATTCTACCAGAATTTTAAGGATATTAAACAATCCATCGCGGCGAACCAGATAGACATTATCCCCACATCAATTATTGACAGAACCCTGGATGATGTAAAAAAGGCGAGCGACATTCTGTCCTTAATCCAGTTCGCACCGGCGGGTGTAAAGAAATGGCTTGTAGCAGAGCATTCCGGTTCGGCTGTATGGGGAAGTATTACAGATGGAATAAAAGGTGAGCTTTCGGCCACTGTAGAGTCAATGAATATTGAGGAGTTCAAACTGACGGTATATCTGATTATTCCAAAAGCTATTCGGGATTTAGCGCTGCCATTTGTTGACCGGTATTTTACGGCTATTCTTTCGGAAGCGATGCAAGACGGGCTGGTAAAAGGCTATCTGGATGGAGATGGTAAGACCGGACCGGTAGGAATTACAAAAAAACTGAGTTCATTTACATCTACCGGAAAAGCGGCTGCAAAAACTGTTTTGGCAAATGTAACGAAATTCAGCCCGAAAGGGTTGGCTGAAACCAGAAAAACGCTTACGAACGGCGGAAAAAGAACGGTTTCAGAATTACATCTATTATGTAATCCACTG